GTCCAAAGCGATATACACGGGTGCCCTAGATTTTGCAGGGCTGCTGCATCCCATCTTGGGCGGTAACTCTAAATAGAGCAGGATTTTAACAAAATAGCAGTTTAAGACTAGTTGGAAACCGTGTATTTGTCCTAGTCATAAAAGATCACATTCTGTCAGTGTTGTTTCTAATTTCTTAATATGCTCTACACGCGAACCATAAAAGACAGGTGTCCAAAACAGCTTGTTTTCACAAGCAATTGTAATGCGTTTTGTCCACAAATCAAATATTTCTAAATCGTGCAAAGCTAATTCATGTATGGCCCACTGTGCATTTGTCTGCACAATCTCGCCAACATGAGGTGATTTATGTACCCAGTAAGGAGTCTCGAGCACAGTGTCTAAAGTTAGCGGTGCAACAAAGCGTCCGAGTTGTCGCTCAAAACGAAATGATCGTTTTAAGAAAGTAACCTCACTTATTGTTCTTGAATCTGGGCACAAAAATAACGTGTCATGTTTTTGTTCATCTGTATAAGTCATTCCTATACTCTCAAAAAGTTTTACAAGAGTATTTTGATTAAATAGTGCCAAATAATGTATTGGAATGGCAACTATATGGTCATCACCATATGCTATTATCCTGAGTTGTTCACAGGATTCATGTACTTCATAAGCATGAACTACCTTGAGCACTGAGCAAAATAAATAGTACATTACAAGATTTACGTATAAACTATTTACTATTGCAGTTAAATAATGACCTGATGGTAAACTGTGTGTCCACATATATAATATGTTGCCACAACAGTGATATGAATTAAACAGATCGTGTGATAGTACTATACGAATAAGATTATGTTCATCCGTACAGTCTGGAAAAAGTTCTTTTATCAATTCATGCAGTATCCAGAAAGCTGCACGGAGAATTTGAGTTAATAAAGACGAATCAAAATTCTTAAAATCTCCTGCCACAACATGTGAAGATAAGCCAGTTAAATACTTAACAAGCACATCCCACTCAGCGCTATAGACATTAATGCCTACAGCAATTCCTGTTCTAATTCGATGTCGTGTAAGAAGAGCTACTATACCTTGATAATATTTCTTTACTGCTAACAAATATTTCATTTCACAAGCAGAAAAGACTCGTGTCTTCCAAAATTTATTTAATGGTAATAACTCATCCTTAAGAGTGTCGATAAAAATATTATCAACACGTTTTAACTTAAGAGCCTGTTGTTCCAGCTCTTCAATTTGTCCCAAGACCATTTTAGCCTCAGGCGATGTTATACATGGTTTTTCCTCAATACCAAACCAAGTAGTCTTACCAGGTTTTCCTTTACTAGGAAACCAACCATATCCAGGTGATGTTTTTCGATTAACAGCACTAATATAAGGATCTCCATCAATCCCACATATATACTCGTCATCAGTTGCCTGAGAACGGCAATATTCGGGAATAGGAGTACTAACAAGTTGTCTTTTTAATCTATCCTTATAATAATACTTAACCATATCAAGAAGCTTCTGATCAACACACTGTGATTTTTGACAGCAATTTTCTAATCGAAATTTCTTTGGATCAAAATATTCTCCTTGATTAGGCATAAAAGCATCATTTTCTCTAACTTTAACGCGATGCAAAAGTGATGGTCTTTTAACACTCTCTCTCCATGCAAACTCGTTATTATCAGGATGTAATAATGATTTCTGTAGCTTACTTACTGGTGGTACTTCGTAAGTAAACTCCGAAAGTCCAATAACTTCACACTCCCCAACAAATGGAGAGCAATTCAAGTCTGCTTTTCGACTTATTTCTGGTGGTTCAACCACAGAATCATTTTCATACATTTTAAGATGTTCTAAGATGTCTTCTTTGTATAAAGGCAAGGAAAATCCCATTGACTCATTTTCAATACCCATGACATGCATACCTAAAATTTTTCGAGGTATCATAATGTCATAAGCCACCAAAAGTGAACCACAATCTCCTTTAATTGTTGACAGTGCATATTCAAAGTAATCATTGGTCTCAAATTTCTTCTCAAACTGAGTTCCTTCCAATTCTACACCATAAACAACTTGTCCATCAACCACTCTTTGACAAGAGCGGGCGATAGAATTATTAACATGTAACATATGAACATCACTAGATATTCTCTGTCCAGTGAGTCCAACCGCCACATGTTTCATCTTCCTGCTTTCTTCCTCAGTTGGAAAATGCTTAGTTATATCGATATGGTCAACAGCAGTAACAAAATCTATTGTTGCCATATCATATGTCTCGTCTTCATATACTGGATTATAATCGCGTATAAAATCACGAGCCAACATCTGATAAGATGTTGTCTTTGGCTCCATTTTGGTAAAAATTTCAACCTTAATATCTTGGTCGACACTACAAGCATACTCAATAGCAGGAATATAGTGACGAGGAAAACACAATATTCTCCACCGCAGGAAGAAACAATTACCAACATTTTGAT